AGATTGTATTGAAAAGCGGGTACAAGCTTGCTTGTGCCCAAGATACAGCTAGCCCGCCATAGTGGCTCCGAAGCTTGCGTAGGTCGCCTCAATCGGCGGCGGGCTATCTCTATGTTAATTGCTAACAACCTAGCATTTTAGGGTCAGTATGCGTTAGCTTAACAACCTAGGACAATTAGCCAAAAAGTGAGAATCGAACCGCTCAGTATTACTTACTAAGAGCGGTTCTCAATTCTCACTCCCCAATATCAAGCCACATAGGGTCCTACATCCAAGTCACATAGGGTAAAACTGTGACAAAATGTACTGACACGTGGTTTTCGGGTCCTAAGTGAAAGTTTCATATATAAAACATATAAATAGTAAGAAAGATTAATGACACGTAGACAAGGAATCTTTTGGCTTTTAACTATCCCTCAACATGAGTTCATTCCATACACCCCCCCGAACGTGTCGTACATTGTTGGACAACTGGAAAAAGGAAGCACAAATGGATTCTTACATTGGCAAGTTATGGTGGCATTCAAATCCAAGCAATCTTTATCCGGAGTTAGAAACACCTTTGGGCCCTGTCATGCTGAACTCTCAAGATCAAGTGCTGCCACCACCTATTGCCAAAAAGAGGAATCTGCGATTATGGGAACCCAATTCGAAATGGGAGCAAAACCTTTTGCGAGAAACGAGAAAGTCGAATGGGAGTCTGTTTGGGCCGCCGCCAAGTCCGGAGATCTTGATCGAATCCCTGCGAACGTACGAGTGGTTAGTTACAGGACCATTCGTGCAATTAGCTCCGATTATTCAAAGCCTACAGGAATGGAGCGAAGATGTATGGTCTTCTGGGGCAAAACTGGAACTGGCAAATCTAGAAGGGCATGGGATGAAGCAGGGTTGGATGCTTACTGCAAGGATCCCCGAACAAAATTTTGGGATGGTTACAATGATGAAGAAAATATTGTTATCGATGAATTTCGAGGAGGTATCGACATTTCCCATTTATTGCGATGGCTTGACCGATATCCGGTCAGAGTGGAGATTAAAGGAAGTTCGAAGCCTTTGAAAGCTAAATGTATTTGGATTACTTCAAACATTTCTCCAGTAATGTGGTATCCAATGCTTGATGAAGAAACATTAGCTGCTTTAACGCGTAGATTAATTATTACTGAGTTTGACTAATAAAAAATTTAAATGTATGTCCGAAGAGCCACTTCTAATTATCGTCGCCGTCGTATCACACCTCGTAGGGTTGTTCGTCGCTCACGGTTACCATATCGTAGTAGGGTCCAAGTGCGTGCACCGGTCCGAAGACGAAGAGTTTTAAGACGTAGATAGTTTACTTAATAAAAATAATGAAACGAAAAAATACAGATTCTTCTAATTATAAGTACGATATGTATGATACTCGTTCTTCTAAGAGGTCTCGTCCAGCTGTACGACCATCTCCTTCTTATAAAGAAGTAAAAAAACGGAATAGAACTTGGAAGGAGTATGGTCGGCAGGTTGTTGGTACAGCTGCAGCCTCAACATTAGGGTTTATTGGAGCAAACACAGGTGGTGCTATAGTAGCTGGACGTAAAACTTGGGATTATCTGGCTCCAAATTTGGATGTAGAGATGTTACCCGAAAATAATATGCGTTACAAATCAGGAGGTGTAGTATCTAAATTTGGTAAACCTAAAAAGGGTTACCAAACTCCATTGGATGTTTATCAAAACAATGGAGTTGTATTTAACAAAGAAGTTTTTGGACAAGTGAGTTCTCCTGATTGTGTATATATTGGGCATAGTACATTTGATGAAGAACAGATAACTAGAACAATTTGTTTGGCTATTCTTAGAAAATTGTTTAAGAAGGGTGGATATAATGTTACATCTACCAAGGAAACATTGCCTTGCACGGATAATATTAATAATAGTGAAATGTTTAAATTTCAAATTGTTACTGAAAATATTGATACTGGTGCTACAACTGATTTGGATTATGAAACTCAACCAACAGATACTTTGGAGAGTATTAGTGGTGCAAATTTTAATGGAAATACTTTTAATTTTTATGATTTTATTCATAATATTTTGAAAGAAACTGATTTAACTACGTTTCCTATTATAAATCATGTTATATTGTATGCTAAAGATAGATATGGTTCGGCTGGAAATGATTCAAATTACCGATTAAAGGCTAGTTTGAATATGAAGAATGAAACAATGAAAATATATAGTCGTAGTAATTTGATTGTACAGAATGTGACAAAAGGTGCTGAAAGTGGTACTATTGTTACTGAAGCAATTGATGCTCAACCACTGAAAGGTGTATTGTATCAATTTGCTGGTGGTGTTCCTCAAGTTAAACAAAGACAGAATTTTAGATTAAATCGTATGTTATCTAGAGGAGTATTTTTGAATAGAGCGCAGGATTTAACTCCTGCTGAAGATTTTAAAGAGCCACCAAATCCAGATTATTTTAATAATTGTTATAAAGCTGGAAAGGTTACTTTGTTACCTGGTACTTTAAAGAAAACTCATATCATTTCTACTTGGAGTGGAATGTTTAATAATTTAATGTTTTCTTTGACTTCAAAACGAGGTTCTAGTTTGTTATACAATGTTGCTGGTAAATCACAACTTGTTGCTTTAGAAGAAGAACTTAATTCTGGATCTGCAAATTTAATAACTACTTCTTATGAGTGTGAAAAAATATGTGGTGTTATGTTTGTTACTGGTCCTGCACCTTCATGTTTAGCTAAACACGAAGAACTTAATTATAGTTTAACAGTTTAGGGTCAGTATGCGTTAGCTTAACAACCTAGCATTTTAGGGTTAATATAATAAAACTACTTAAATAAATCTAACACATTCAGATTGTATTGAAAAGCGGGTACAAGCTTGCTTGTGCCCAAGATACAGCTAGCCCGCCATAGTGGCTCCGAAGCTTGCGTAGGTCGCCTCAATCGGCGGCGGGCTATCTCTATGTTAATTG